ATAAACGGGATATCTCGGCGAGTAGCCACTAAATCAACCGCAGATTTGGCTATTGTGGGACAGGCTGGAACGGTAATTACGCGAGGAATTGCTGAAGATGTAACGGGGATTAAATGGGATTTGCCAGACATTGTAACTATCCCTAACACTGGCATTATCACCGTTACAGCTACTTGTCAAGTTATAGGCTTTATTAATGCGGGCTCTAACACAATAAATAGCATATACACGCCTACTCGTGGCTGGCAAACTGTAACTAACCCTAACCCTGCCACTGCTGGCGCTCCTGTAGAGACAGACGCGGAACTGAGAGCACGACAAACTGTATCAACTGCTCTGCCGTCGCTGTCTGTGCTAGACGGCACGCTAGGGGCTGTGGCTTCTTGCGTGGGAGTTACAAAGTACGCAGCCTATGAAAACGATACATCCGCTATAGATTCTGACGGATTGCCTCCGCATTCAATCTCATTGGTAGTAGAAGGCGGAGAAGTAAGGGATATTGCCTACGCGATAGCAAAAAAGAAGACGCCGGGAACCAATACCTACGGAACCACCAGCTTCACCACTTATGATTTTTACGGCTTGCCAAATACAATAAACTTTTTCCGCCCTACGGAAGCGTCAATATTTGCTAATGTAATAATCAGTCCACTATTTGGTTTTACTACTGGATATGTAGACGATATCAAGCAATCACTAGTAGATTATTTTAACAGCCTAAAGATTGGCCAAGATGTCGATTTCTCCCGTACTTTTACCCCAGCAACACTATTCGGCACACCTGCCGGGGCGACTTTTACGGTGATATACATGGCAATTGCAAAATTTCCGGATACGTTGTCATCAGAAAATGTTACAATCTTGTTTAACGAGTTACCCAGAAGTACATTAAGCAATATCAATGTAACGGTGTCTTGATGCCAATTTTACCATATACAGTACCGGAGTATGTCGGGTTAATCACTAGTGAGCATGCACAGCGTCCGCGCTTTGTAGATACTGTCTCGCTTTCTGTAAGCATCCAATCGCAACTTCAGGATGTGCTGGCGAGTATGCCTGTAGATTATGACGTGGACACTGCGATTGGCTTGCAACTGGACGCAGTGGGTTTGTGGGTTGGTATCAGTCGTTATCTACGCCTTCCGCTTGAGGGTGTATATTTTACATGGGACAGCTTAAATCTTGAGGAGGGCTGGAACGCTGGCAACTGGATCGCACCCTATGACCCTGTAAGCGGATTAACTGTTTTGTCTGATGCAGATTATAGATTTCTAATCCGTGGTAAAATTGCCAGCAATTCATGGGACGGTAGCATCCCCGGCGCTTATGCCGCATGGGCGGAAGTATTCCCGGGGGCACAGATTGTCATACAAGACAATCAAGATATGAGCATGGAAGTAGGCATTGCCAATGCTACACTGTCATCAGTACAGATAGCATTAATTAGGGGTGGTTATATCAATTTGAAGCCTGAAGGTGTACGTATTACGTACTACGCCATACCTCCGGGCGGCGGGTCGCTTTTTGCGTGGGATTGTGACACGGCAGCATTGAAAGGCTGGAATATTGGCGAATGGGTCGTTGAGGCTCCGCCCACGCTTTCATTATGAGGGTTTAACTTTGGCAATAAATAATTTACTTCCTTTTGCGGGAGGAGTTGGGGCAAACGTAGAAGATCAAGCTGCATATTCTGCTGATATAGAGCGAGTAGCTGGTAATCAGCCGGGAATTGCTAGAAGTGCTTTAGTCAACAAGGCTTTGTTGCAGAGTACCAAAGTATCTACGGCTGTGGGGTCTTTCATGGCTGCATTCCAGCCATCGGACGTAAGCGATAGCACAACTGATGCGGACTTTTTAGCGCAACTAAAACAGGCCGTAATAACGGGTTCTGTTCCTGTCGCGGTAGCTTCTGGTACGCCTGACGCTATCAGCGCGGTATATCCGGTTCCGCCAGCTGCTTTGGTACAAGGTGTGCCTTTTTACGTTCTTGCCGCTGCTGCTAACACTACCACTACCCCTACCTTTACGCCTAACGTCGGCGTGATACCTGCAAAGCTAATTGTTAAGGGTGCCAACATACCATTAGCCCCCGGTGATATATCCGGCGCTGGGATGTGGCTATGTTTGCAGTATAACGAGGCTTCTGATGTCTGGGTTCTTGCTAATCCAGCGTCTAGTATAACTTCCTCTGGAATAGTAACATTTCCCAGTAGTGGTTCTTTTACAGTGCCGCGTGGAGTGTCTAGAATTTATGTTTCGGGATGTGCTGGTGGTGGTGGTGGTGGTGGGTCTTTTCAGGGAGCGGTTGTTGCGTTTTCCTGCTGTAGCGGAGGCGGCGGCGGCGGTTCTGGATATTGCACTACAAACCAAGCAATTACAGTAATCCCCGGCGAAACTTTAACTGTTACTATAGGAGCCTTTGGGGTTCCCGGAGCCATTAACGGAACGGGCAGCTCAGGCGGCGCTACTGTTATTACTAGTCCTACGTCTGGAATATTATTAAATCTGGCAGGTGGAGCTGGTGGCAGCCCTGGCATGTATACAGGAGGCGCAGTTACGGGAGGAAGCGGAGGTGAAGGATGGCAACGCGGGCAATCCGCTGAAAATCAAATTTTCCAGCCTACCAACCCAAACATTTACGGAAAAGGCGGCGGCGGTATGTCTGGCTGGGGTGGTGGTGGGTTATATGGCGTCGGGGGCTGGGGACGGACGTCAGTAGACTCAGTCCCAGCTTTGCAAGGCTGGCAAGCGTCTGGATTTGGTGCGGGAGGTGGCGGTGCATCGGGGGCTTTTGTTATTGGTGAGACGTATTATACAGGGGCTGTTGGTGGCGCTGGCACTTCTGGAGTATTATTTCTATCATTTTGATTAAAAGGTTTAACATGAAATACGCATATTTTGACACTTCCAATGGAATGGTCATATCCTGGTTAGATACTGACCTATACAACCATGTATTGCCAGACGAAAAAAATTTGTACGTTTGTTCTGACGAGGAATGGGACAATAAAGACGCGCACCATTGGAAAGTCCAGGATGGCAAACTGGTTGAGTACACCACCCCAGAAGCTCCGAAAATAGACGAATCAAAATTTCTAGCTGCTTCTGTTCGTGCTCAACGGGACATGTTGTTAGATCGAGTTTACGACCGAGGCGTTTCTATGGTAAAGCGCGCACTGCGTATAGAGACTGAAGAAAAAACGATAGCATCTTTAAATGAAAAGCTCGCCGAGCTGGACAAGTACGCCAATGATTTGCAAAACATCCCAGAACAAAAGGGCTTCCCGCAAGATGTCAATTGGCCTACTCAGCCAGAGTCTGAACTTTAAAATATAGGTAAAAAAATGGCAACGAATCGAGAGCTAATAAAGGCATATTTAGAAAAAGCAGAAGCAAATGACAAGATTGAAATTTTTGGCAGGACTTACGGGACTCGTTATGACACTGTCCCGCCTCATCCCCCTTCACGAAGACCACACAGACGCGACAAACCAGACGATATTAAACCTGCCGACGTTAAGCAATAATGCGTGGATGTATTATGACCTATGCTTGACGCTCAGCCTTGTCTTAGTATTAATAATGCTTGCTGATCAAATAGCATACAAGCAACTTAAAATTAAGTGTCTATTTGCTTATTTTTCGATAGCGTCAATAATAGATTTTGTAACGCTTGCTTTGTCCCATATTTTCTATTCGGACATTCTGGCGTGGTCGTATGTTGTGCAGATTATCGCAGTTTTCCCTGTTGTTTTTTTTTATGCTTTTCGCAGATATTCCGAACCCAGCGATCCGTTGGAAACTGATTATTTGTTCTGCTTGAGGAAAAAACCGGCGGGAGTCCAGGATTTTGCTATCAGTATGTTGGGATCTTTTGGGTCTGGTGGTGCGTATTCTTTGCTTGCAAATGACAAAGTGTACGCTTTCAGGAACGGAAGGGTTATGAGGTATGACATTACACACTTACGCCAAGATGACTACCATATTACACGTGGTGCTAGACTTACCCCGGCCATCCTTGATGAGCTAGAGAATACCTTAGGGACAAAGTGGACACTACGTAGTAATTGTGTAACCCTTCTAGGCTCAATTTGGCGGCGCAATCGTTATGTTACCTGAATTTTTCCAAAGCGAACTAATAGCTTTAGCTATTTCTGGCAGTCTAGTTGCGTTGTCTTTTTGGCCTGCTGCTTCAAAAGTGCAGGCAGCCGGTCGGGTATTCGTCGGCACTAGTCTATCCTGTGTAACAACTCCTTTTTGTATAGAAATCTTAGCCTGGAAGTTGCCAGACACGCCGGGGGCTGTGGTTACTACATTTAAAATGGTGTTATTTTTTTGGGTTGGACTTTTGGGGGTGCAAATAGTCCCGGGACTTATTGCGTTGCTTAAGCAGAAAATCGAAGAGAAAACCAAATAATGTTATTTTTAACTCAGCTATTAACCGTTCTTAGCTCATTCTACCTAATGGTTGTAAGTATTTGTGTATGTAGGCGAATGGATAAGCACACCTCACACATTGTGAGGGTTTTTGTGATCGCACTAGGTGCTCTGGGGTCGTCGTGCATTGTACAAGTTTTGCGTAACTATCCATTTACTAGGTTTGATGTTGTGCTTTTTTCGTTGTCGTTAGTATTCGCGCTAATTGTTGGCATAGCACCACGCATTAAAACAGAGTCTAGAAATGACGCGATTAAAAACACTAAAACACTGTAAAGCACTTGTTGTGTGTATAGTGTTTCCATTGTTGATGGGATGCTCTGGCGCTAATGCTTTAAAGGCGGCGAATATGGCCGTGTCGATATTTGCTAAAATAGACACAGCCAATAGTTCAAATGTAAGTGATTACGCAGTGCTAACTAAAGCCATATTAAACTTAATTCAAGCATCGCAGCACAAAACACCTTTAGCTTTCTCGAACCTGACGGTTCTGTCTGCCAATCCGTGGGTGCCGCCGTTAATTTTCTTTGTGACGCGCAATATGTCGCCAGCTATTTCTTCGCATCGATTTTGAGCCCAGTACCAAGCCGCAGAACGTGCAGCTTCGCGATCTTGCAGTAAGATTTCAGGGCGATCAAGTAAACTTAATCCTAATGCCCCGCCGCAGTTTTCGTAATTCTCTAAAAATGTTATTTGAATTAGTCCCCTACCCCTATATTTCCATCCATCACCAACGTTAATATTCCCGTTACGGCGTGCGTATACTCTACAGGCTATGCTCTTTTGATCTGCCGGATGCTCCGCAGTACGTCCTAAAATAAGGCTATC